AACTTTGGTACGAGCGCCCTTGTTGAGCGGCGGAATGAAATACCTACTGTTGACCTTGAGGAAGGTCCGGATGCGGAAGTTCTCTTGGAAGACGAGACCGTCATTGAAGCTCCCGGTTTAAACATAGAACTGGAGGAAGATGGTGGGGTTCTGGTTGACTTTGAACCGCGCATGTCGGCTCCCGATACGGGTGATTTTTACGCCAACCTCGCGGATACGCTGGAAGATGGTGTGGCGAGCAGGGTTTCTTCGGAATTGCTGGAGGAGTATGAGTCGAACAAGGACGGGCGTAAGGATTGGGAAGACGCCTACCGCACGGGGTTGGAGCTTCTAGGATTTAAGTACGAAGACCGGACGGAACCTTTCCGTGGCGCAACGGGCGTGACGCATCCTTTATTGGCGGAAGCGGTTACGCAATTTCAGGCGCAGGCTTTCGGTGAACTTCTTCCGGCTGGGGGTCCGGTACGGACGGAGATTATAGGTAAAGTCACGCCGGAGGTCGAAGATCAGGCGGATCGCGTCAGGCACTTTATGAATTATCAGATTACGTGCGTGATGAAGGAATACACGCCTGAATTCGACCAGATGCTGTTCTATCTCCCGTTATCCGGGTCTACATTTAAGAAGGTTTACTATGACGAGTTCCTGGGGAGGGCCGTAAGTAAATTTGTTCCAGCAGAGCAGCTTATCGTGCCGTATACGGCTACGGATTTGGAGACGGCGGAAAACGTAACGCATGTGATCCAGATCACAGAGAACGAATTACGCAAGAAGCAGGTTGCAGGTTTTTATAGTGACGTAGAGGTTTCGGCCTCACAGGCAGAACCCTCACAAGTAAAAGAGGAAATGGACGAAATTTCCGGGGTGGAACCTACTTACCTGGATAGAGATGTTACTCTATTGGAATGCCATGTTGATCTGGACTTGGAAGGCTATGAGGACACGGATGGGGAAGGCGAACCCACAGGTATCAAGCTTCCTTATATTGTTACGGTTACAGAAAGTAATGGAAAACTTTTAAGCATCCGCCGTAATTATAACCCAGACGACGAAACATATAAAAAGAACCAATATTTCGTTCATTTCAAGTTTTTGCCTGGGTTTGGGTTCTATGGACTTAGTTTAATCCACATGATTGGTGGATTGAGTCGCACGGCTACAGCAGCCCTTCGCCAGCTTATTGACGCGGGTACATTGGCTAACTTGCCCGCTGGCTTTAAGGCGCGAGGTCTTCGTATACGGAACGACGACGATCCGTTATCACCGGGAGAATTTCGCGATGTAGATGTACCAGGGGGCGCTATTCGTGATTCCTTGATGATGCTTCCATACACCGGAGCGGATCAGACCTTATTTCAGTTGATGGGTTTTTGTGTTGAAGCAGGTCAACGTTTTGCAGCGGTCTCTAATCTTCAGGTAGGAGAAGGAAATCAGCAAGCCGCAGTCGGTACGACCATTGCTCTCTTGGAGCAAGGTGCAAAAGTCATGTCGGCCATACACAAGCGGCTCTTTTATGCACAAAAGGAAGAGTTTGTATTATTGGCGGACGTGTTCGGTCAGTCGCTACCGCCGGAGTATCCCTACAATGTAGTAGGGGCAGAGCGCACGGTTAAGGCAGAGGATTTCGATGATCGGGTTGACGTTATTCCAATGGCAGACCCCAACATCTTTTCCATGTCGCAACGGGTTACACTGGCACAAACAGAACTTCAGTTAGCGCAGTCGGCTCCCGATTTGCATAACATGCCTGAAGCTTACCGCCGTATGTACAAAGCTATTGGCATCAAGGATGTGGATGGCGTATTGAAACCAACGGAGGGTGGTGATCCGGTTCCGAAAGATCCGGCACTAGAGAACTCAGATTCCTTGGAGAATTTACCCTTGATGGCTTTTGAAGGACAAAACCATGACGCACACATCATGGCGCATTTGGTTTTCGGATCTTCAGGCATGGTTATGCAAATTCCTTCGGTGGCTATGGCCCTGCAAAAACACGTCATGGAGCACGTATCCATAAAGGCGAAGGAGCAGGTTTCGGCGGAAGTGATGCAGCAATTACAAGGTCAACAACCGTCGCAAGAACAAATGATGCAAGCGGAAGGACAGGTGGCGCAACTTATTGCAGAAGGTATGCAACAGGTTAAGCAGCTTAGTTCCCAGATTAGCGGCCAAGATCAAGCGGATCCATTAATCGCGTTGAAGGAACAGGACTTGCAGATCAGGGCTCAAAGAGATGCTGCGGAAAACCAGATGGACCAACAGCGGTTGCAACTGGATCAACAAAAAGCGGCTACGACAGCGGAGTTGGGTCAGGATAGAATTCAATCCGCAGAGGATATTGCAGAGGCTCGTATACAAGCGGCCCGCGAGCGCGAAATTATGAAACAACAGCAGCAAGGTTAGGAAACGACATGGCAAGTGAAAAAGGCTCCGTAGGCGTTATACGCAAAGGTGAAGTCATAAAAGGTCAGGGTTTTGTTCCTTACAACCCTCCTAAAGAAGAAGCCACGCCGGATGTAGCAAAAGGAAGCGTGACCTCTGGAACAAGTCGCGGTATGGGCGATGCGGAACGCGGCGGGAAGTTTAAAATCTGCTAGGCTTTCGTATGGCTCAGAAGAAATTACAGAGCGGTAGTCAGCATGATGCGTTGGACATAGACGGTGACGGCATTGTATCGGACGATGAGTTGGCGTTAGCGGAAGTTCTCGACAAGCATGAAAAGGCGGACGCTCAACGTCAGATGGCGTGGGTTGCCATGATCTCTATGATCGTGTTTACGCTGATGGTATTCTTGCCGATTTTCCCGGACGGTCGGATCCAGGCGCTTTCTGATTTGTTTGGCTTGTTCTACATTGGTCAAGCGGGTGTGGTGGGTGCGTACATGGGCATGACCGCCTATATGAATGGGAAGAAATAAATGGATACGCTCTTAAAGTGGTGGGAAAACACTTTTGGTGGAAATAATTCGATTTGGAACATCGACTATGGCAAAATTATTATTATTGCTCTTTTGCTGTATCATATTTTTTGGCAATCTTAACGTAGCAAAAGGCGCTGACGAAAAACTCTTTGCAGGCTGGATCCTGCACATGTTCATATCCGGGCAGTTGAAGGAGTTCACTCCCCGTGGGGGCATGGCCGAATGTCTCAAGGTAAAACGTAAAATCTTGCGCTCCCACGGTAATGCGGTGGGGACCCGGTGGGAATGTGCGAAGGGAAAGCTGGTTTTAAGGAAGTACGATACAGGTAAGACAGGCGACAAGTGGCTTCCCGTTGAACATCTGGGGAAGTAAATGGCCGAAGAGTCTGGCAGAGGTAGAAGGGGTAGTGACCAAATTAAAGTAAGCGATAGTTCAGCTATCTCAATGCCGATTAGGAATTTACTTTCGATAGTGGCGGCTGTCTCTGTGGGCGTCTGGGCTTTCTTCGGTATTCAGGAGCGGCTCAATAAACTAGAAACATTTGAGCAATTAATTCGTAAAGATTTAAAGCAAGCGATATCTACGCTGGAAGCGGATATAAACAAGAACAATGAATTTCGGATTAAGTGGCCTAGAGGGGAACTAGGACAAGCAAGCGCGGATCAAGAGCAATACCTGTTGATTGAGCATCTGAGTGGTCAGGTTGAAAAGATACAGACCAGAATTGAGGAAGGCTTGAGCAACGGTGTCAATATTAAGCGGTTGCAAACAGATATGAAAGAAGTGCGGGACGCTGTGGAAAAACTCAAGGACAAACAAAGAGGACTGATGAACGGTGCCTCTAACTCTCTATAAATGATAAAGATGGCAGTATATGGATCCTGCGACAATAGGAATGGCAATAGCCGCCGCGAAGTCGGCAGTTAGCGCGGCCAAAGGAATACAGTCCCTTGGTCAGGCTTTAGATGGCGTCTTCCATGCACACGAGGAGCATAAGAAAAAGAAAACAAAGAAAAAGCCAAAGACCCGTATGCAGCAAATCTTGCGGATGCGGTCAGGGGATGAAGACTATGATGATGATACGTCAATTAGCGCAGTCGCTAATCAAGTTTTGGAGGAGAAGCAGAATCAGCTTGCCTTAGAAAGTCTGGCAAAAGAGATAGATCGCAAATGGGGTCATGGTACATGGAGCCAGATATTAGCACAGCGCAAACAGCTTCTGGCTGAACGAGCCGCAGAAGAGAAGGCTAAAAAAGAAAAGGCGCGTCAAAAGGCGGAAGAAGATAAGATATTCTGGCATAAGTTATTGGTAGAGGTTGGGAAGGGGGCATTCCTTCTTTTGTTTGCGGCGGCAACAGTGGGATTTTTAATGTGGGCGGCTGCTACGCCTAAGATAAGGTGAGTTGATGGAACTAACTGCTGCACATGCGATGCAATTTGTGATGTTGGTCGGCACCATTGCTGGGGGATATGCTGTTGTTAAGAGTCAGCTATCGCGAGTGATAGAGGATTTAGAAGAGCATATCAGGCGCAGTGAAGACCATAAGACAAAGTTTGATGCACGGCTTGATGACGCGGAGTCGCAACGTGCGGTGTTTGTCAGTCAAATTGGCACGTTAGCTCAGATAAACAGTGTATCGGAACTGGCTTCGCAGAATCGAGAAATGGGAGAACTACTGGCAAGATTACAAGTTCTTGAGAAACAGGTTGAAAAGATTCAGAGCCAGCACAACGGTTCGCATCCCCCCGTTGGACTTTCGTGATGGAGGTATTGGTAGCAGCATTGGTTTTATCAATGGGCATAGCCGGAGAGGAGCGCCCTAAATATCCTACGATATCGTCGCTACTTCGTTTGCAATTGCCGTGTCTTAAATATGAGATCGTAGAGTCTAATTTAAAATATACGGGAGAACAGCTTCGTGTATCTGCTATAACTGCGGGCGGCGAGAGCTTAGTGGAAATGTGGGTAGATGTAGAAGAGGACGATTGGACCATGGTTCTCCACACAATTGTTGATGACGAGGGCTGTATAATGGCAACGGGCAAAGGTGTTGTTGAAGAGTTGCCCAGTGCGACAATTAATGAAAAGGTGGGTCCATGATCTCGTTGCTGGGCAGTCTTTTGGGTTTCGGCACTTCCATTATCCCAGAGGTGATTGGATTTTTTAAGCAGAAGCAAGCAAACGAGCAGGAATTGCTCATGCTTGAGGCGAAGGCTAAGTATGCGGAGCAAATTTCTAAGCTCAAGATCCAAGAATTAGATGTTCAGGCAGAAATTCAGGAGACGAAAGGACTATACGAGCATGACAAATCTATCGATGCTGGGGGATTTATCAACGCTCTTCGCGGTAGCGTCCGTCCTGTTCTCACTTACATGTTCGTCCTAGCCTATCTGTCTACCAAGGGTGCGATGATCTATGCTATGATTGCCGTCCAGAATTTGGATTGGACGATTGCTATTGATATGGCGTGGAGAGAGGAAACGGACGGGGTAATCTTTGCCAGCATAATTTCTTTCTGGTTTGGAACACGGGCCATGTCTAAAGCCAGAGCATGGCAGCAGGATAAAAAACAAGCCAAGTAAAAAGGACACTTCATGGACGGCATTCTCTTAGCAGAGCATTTGCTCAAAAGTATACAAGAGCGTAGGGCTCGTATTTCGGAAATGATGACCAGAGGTACGGTTAAAGATATAGAAGAATACAAACAACTGGTTGGCAACATCGAATCTTTAGATTATATAGGACAAGAGTTGAGAGATATCTTAGAAAAGGCGGAAGTATAATGGAGAAATCCGAAGCAAAAGTTGAAGATAATCTTGTGTCCTTACAAGAAGCCTATGTCAACCTTGAAGACAAGGTTCTTGATCCTACGAAAATAGATTTAAGCATGATGGATCGTATGCCCTCTCCTACAGGATGGCGTATTCTTATTCTTCCATATAGAGGAAAAGGTAAAACCGAAGGGGGGGTTTTATTACCGGATGCGGTTATTGATAGAGAATCCTTGGCTACTGTCTGTGGATTTGTACTTAAAGTAGGGCCATTAGCTTATGTTGACGAAGAGAAGTTTCCTAGTGGACCCTGGTGCCAAGAAAAAGATTGGGTGATTTTTGGACGTTATGCGGGATCTCGTTTTAAGATTGACGGTGGCGAGGTTCGTATTTTGAATGATGATGAGATCATAGCCGTCATACAGGACCCTGAAGACATCCTGCACATTTAATGGAGACGCGCCATGGCAGAGACAAAACAAGACCTAACTGTGGATCTTCCTTCTGAAGGAGACGATGTTGCGGTTGAGGTAGATGAATCTGGATCTTCGGCAGTAGCAGCAGAAGCAGAGATGCCTGCGGAAGATTCGGAAGAGCATGAGGTATACAGTAAGAAAGTACAAAAGCGTATAGATAAGCTTACGCATAAAGTACGGGAAGCTGAGCGGCAACAGGACGCGGCAATAGAGTATGCTAAAACTGTGCAGGTAGAAAACTCACAGCTTAAAGGTCGGGTTCAAAACTTGGATAAGGGCTATGTTGCGGAATATGGAGACCGTATCGCAACGCAAAGTGAGTCCTTAGAAAAGGATTTGGAAACAGCGATTGCTACTAATGATACTTCGGCCCAGGTTGAGTTGAATAAAAAGCTGGCTCGCCTTGCTATTGAAGAAGAGCGGGTAGCTGCGGCAAAACAACAGCAAGCCCAGCAAGCACAGTATCAGCAACAAATGTCGCAACAAGCAGCGGCTCCTCAACAGGTTTCTCAAACACCTAATCGCCCTGATCCAAAAGCAGAAAACTGGGCGTCTAAGAACGATTGGTTTGGTGATGACGAAGCGATGACTTTTGCAGCCTTTGGAATTCATAAAAAGCTTGTTGAAGAAGAAGGCTTTGACACGGAGTCGCCCGCGTATTACGATGAGATAGATAAAAGAATACGGGATGCCTTTCCGCATAAGTTTAATGGCGGGACAACGGTTTCCGTATCAGATGGTCGAAAGCCTCAACAGGCCGTGGCATCTGCTACTCGCTCCAGCAGTACTGGGCGCAAAACAGTGAGGTTATCTCCAAGTGAGGTTGCAATAGCAAATAAGCTAGGAGTTCCTTTAGACGAGTACGCGAAACAAAAAACGCTAGGAGGCAGCAATGGCTGAACAAACTCTTGATAAAACTCCTCGCGCCTCCAAGACCCGTGCAGCGAAGCCGCGTCGGCAACCTTGGAGACCTCCATCCTTATTGGATGCCCCCCCTCCACCGGAAGGCTTTGTCCACCGATGGATACGCGCGGAAGTAAGGGGTTTTGATGACCGGAAGAACATATCGGCCCGTGTACGGGAAGGTTGGGAACTGGTTCGGAAAGACGAATACCCTGATTTTGAAGCGCCGACTATTGATACTGGACGATATGAAGGTATTTTTGGTGTAGGAGGTTTGTTGTTGGCTCGTATTCCTACGGAGATTGTCGAAGAGCGCAAGGATTACTTTACGCAAATGAATGCGGATGCAATGCAAGCGGTTGACAATGATCTTATGAAGGAGACCCAACATCATTCGATGGCGATTCAGAAACCTGAACGTCAATCGCGTGTTACGTTTGGAGGTCCTAAAACTGAACTTTAGGACTTACTGTTAACTCGATTTGCTTTAAGGAGCGAAAATATGGCTAATACCAATGGAGCTTGGGGGCTTCGACCTGTAGGTAAAATGGGTCAAAACTCCAATTCCACGGGTGTTTCAGGCTATACACTTTATGAAATTGCCAACGGTAATTCCAACGTTATCTACCAAGGCTCTCCTGTCATTCCCCTTAGTACGGGATATATTGACATTGTAGGATCTGCTTCAGGTGGTAGTGTTGGTCTTCTTGGCTCTTTCCAAGGTTGTAGGTATGTCTCAAGCACTACGGGGAAACCCACGTGGAGTATGCATTGGCCTGGATCAGGGGCGGATAGTAATCACCCTGTAAAGGCGTTTGTGGCAGACGATCCCATGCAAATTTTTAGTATTGCAACGGATGCTACTTGGACAAGTAAAGCGATAGCACGAGCCGCAGCTTTTGCAAATGCAGATTTTGCAACAGCTACCAGTGGTAGTACCACTACCGGACAATCTTCGTGTACTTTAGCAGTTAGCACCATCAATACTACGAATACGTTGAATTTGCGTATTCTTGGATGGGAAGAAGATCCGATGAACGAGGATTTTTCGGCTGCTGGCATTCCTGCCTTAATCCGGGTGAACAACCACTTCAATAGTGCCAACGGTGCTATTGCTGCTGGTACTGTTTCAACCACAGGCGTATAGGAGGGCTGAGAAATGGCTATTAGTAGAGCCCAACTTGTCAAAGAGTTGGAACCCGGCCTAAACGCATTGTTTGGTTTGGAATACGATCAATATGATCGTGAATACGAACAGATCTTTTCTATGGAAAGTTCTGATCGTGCCTTTGAAGAAGAGGTCATGCTATCCGGTTTTGGGGCAGCACAGACCAAATCTGAAGGGTCTGCGGTGTCGTTTGATGACGCGCAAGAAGTATACACGGCTCGTTATACGATGGAGACGATTGCCTTGGCATTCTCCATTACCGAAGAAGCTATTGAGGATAACCTTTATGATCGACTTGCTAGTCGGTATACAAAGGCCCTTGCACGTAGCATGAGCCAGACGAAACAAGTTAAGGGTGCTGCAATCCTTAACAATGCTTTCGACAGCACGTATACAGGTGGTGATGGTCTTGAGCTTTGCTCAACAGCACACACTCTTGCAAACGGCAGCACTTTCCGGAACGAGCTTTCAACGGCAGCGGATCTTAATGAGACTAGCTTAGAGCAAGCTCTCATTGATATTGCTGGTTTCGTTGATGAGCGTGGCTTAAAAGTTGCGGTTAGCGGTACTAAAATGATTGTTCCAAAGGAACTTCAATTTACCGTAGATCGTCTCTTGGAATCCACACTTCGTCCAGGAACTGCGGATAATGACATAAATGCTATTCGGAACATGGGTATGCTTCCGGATGGTTATGCCGTTAACCATTTCCTGACGGATACGGATGCGTGGTTCATTAAGACGGATGCGCCAAACGGTTTGAAAGGTTTCAACCGGACGGCAGTTCGTACTTCAATGGAAGGTGACTTCGATACCGGGAATGTGAGGTATAAAGCCAGGGAACGCTATGCGTTTGGCTGGTCTGATCCTCGTGGTATCTTTGGATCGCCAGGAGCGTAAAGAGAAAAGAATACGGGGGGAGGGTAACCTCCCTCCATTTTCTGGGATGATTTTAGCCCTAGCGACTGACCCAGCAGACGCTTACGAAGACTCTAGGGCGAAACCTTTCGTAAGGAGGTATTTATGAGTACTACACGTTTTTCTGGACCCGTGGCATATAGTGGTGGAGCTAATCAAACTGCTGGTGGCGCATGGTTCACGAACTTACCAATCCAAACAAACCCTGATTATGTTTTCCAGTATGAAGATTTTACTGGGATCGCAGTTGATGGGACCAATGATTGGACCTATTCACAACTTACCAGTGGTACAGGTGCTATTTTAGCTGACGCTGTTGGCGGCTGGTACGAAATTGCCGGTACTGGATCAGACAACACAGGTGCCTCTCTTCAAGGTAATGAAATCTGGGGACCAGAGGCCAGTAAGAACATATACTTTGAAACCCGTATCGTTTCGACAGATGCGGATCAAATGGATGTATTTGTTGGTTTATGTGAAAATGGTACTTTAGCTACAGGGGTTCCTTTTGCGACCAATAACCAAATAGGATTTTTGATTGTGGATGAAGCAGCAGATATTTATGCTGTTTGTGACAGTGGAGGCACCGAAACTAAAACAGATACTGGTGTAGACATGGCTGATGGTTCCGTTTCCGGGAGTACCATTAGTGGTGATCGTAGATTGGGCTTTGTTGTTCGTGGTACTTCGCAGGTGGAATTTTATGTTGACCGGAAGCTGGTTACAACGACTACGGATAATATCCCCACTTCTCAAATGACTACGTGGGTTGCTGCTGTAGCTGGTGAAGCTGCGGCCAATAAGGTTGATTGTGATTATCTCTTGACGGTAGCACAGCGTACCACGGATGGTATGGTTCAGTACAACAAACAACCATAATAGGTGAGACATGGCAAAAACCAGAACGCGGACCACCAAAGGAAAGTTTGTTGGGGATGATCCGGCTACGCCTGAGAATGAAGCTTGGACGGAAAAGAAGAAACCTGAACGAAAGAAAAAGGTTGCTTTGGAGATTCCACCTCCCGGTAGTGCTGCACACAAGGCGATGGTGCTTTCTGGGTTGATCAAAGAATAGGGGTAAATTATGGCTGATGTAGTTACTTCTACCACAATTTTAGATGGTCCTCGTCAAGCTATAATGAGCTTTACATATCAATATGTAGATACGGGGAACGAGAGTGGTGTTACAAAAGTCAATGTATCTGATTTGCAATCTAGTGCGGACGGGGACACTTGTTCCGCCGTTCGTATTGCTGAGATATGGTACTCTACGGTTGGGATGACGGTAGAGATTTTATCTGACGCTAGTACAGATATTTTTATAACGCATCTTCCTTCTGATTTTACGGACCATGTTGATATGTCTGCTTTTGGTGGTCTTTCGTCAAAACTAGGAACGTCACCTAACGGTGATGTTCTTTTTACCACCACGGGGGCGGGTACAGCGGGAGATTCCTACAACGTAGTTTTGCGTATGATTAAAGACTACTGATGCAGAAATAGTATGGAAGGTTGTTTTTATCATGGCTGTTTCTGGATCTAAGGATTTTGAACCTAATGTAGCGGAATATGTAGAAGAAGCATTTGAGCGTTGTGGGTTAGAGTTACGGACAGGTTATGATGCCCGCACTGCTCGTAGGTCTTTAAACTTTCTTTTTGCAGATTGGGCTAATCGTGGTCTTAATCAATGGACCATTGAGCGGGTCACCCAAAACCTTGTGGTTGGGGTTCTTGAATATCCTGTAGGAACAATAACTATGAGTGTGGCGGCAAGTGGTAGTTTCACGGTAGGTGAAACTATTACGGGTGGTACGAGTGCGGCTACGGCATCTGTTATTACTAAGCCTTCTGCTACTTCTATGACCATTACGGTTCCTTCTGGTACTTTCGCCGCAGCGGAAACCATTACCGGAGGAACCAGTGGGGCTACTACTACGGTATCTTCTGTGGTTTCCTTGGAAAATGTTCAATCTACAATAGATACGTTATCGGCGGTGATTAGACGTAGTGGATCGGACCTTTCTATTAGTGCCGTTAGTCGGGACACTTATTTAAGCATTCCGGATAAAACTACGACGGGGCGTCCTGTTCAATATTTTGTGGATAGACAGATTACGCCTGTTGTTAAGGTCTGGCCTTCTCCTGAAAATAGTACGGATCAATTGATCTACGACCGCTTGGTACGGATGGATGATGCTGATACTTCAGCAAATACCGTAGACATGCCGTTCCGGTTTTACCCCTGTTTAGTCGCAGGTTTGGCGTATTATTTAGCCCTTAAAAAAGCTCCAGAGAAAGTTCAACTTCTTAAAGGACTGTATGAAGAAGAATATTTACGGGCGGCTCAAGAAGATCGTGATATGCCCTCTATCAATTTAGTACCAACGTATACCTTTATAAGTGCTGTGTGATTATGGGAAAATATGCTTCAGATAAATATGCGTTGGGTATATCTGACCGTTCGGGGGCTGCATATAAACTTAGAGATATGCGGAAAGAATGGACCGGCATGCTGGTGGGTAAAAATGAGTGGGAATCGAAGCAACCCCAACTTAATCCTGTTCGTGTGGTGGGAGACCCCCAGGCTCTTCGTAACCCGCGTCCGGATAGA